CAGTCAAAAAGGGTATAGGATCTATTGGAAGGCCTCGAAACATTAAAATGAACCGTAGATAAGGTGATACAATTTACATACGATATTAAGGAGAAATTATGCCAAACGTAAATGGAAAGAAATTCCCGTACACAAGCGCGGGTAAAAGTGCTGCAAAGAAAGCCATGGGAATGATGGGCGGAGGAATGCCTATGAAACCAACAATGATGAAAAATGGTGGACCTTTGATACCAGACACAGCTGCTAAGATGAAAAATGGTGGCAAAGCCAAAAAAATGAAAGACGGTGGCGCAGCTATGAAGCCAATGGGAAATTGCGGATTATTCGGACGTAAATAAAAATGGCCGTATCTGGATCTAAAGATTTTGAGCTAGACGTTGCAGACTACGTTGAAGAAGCTTTTGAGCGTTGTGGCCTTGAGTTAAGAACTGGGTACGATCTTAAAAGTGCTACACGATCACTAAATCTTATGTTAGCCGAATGGTCTAACAGGGGTTTAAATCAATGGACGGTTACAGAAAAAACTGTTGCCATGATTGCTGGTACAGGTACATATAATGTTGATAGTGTTAATGCTACAGCGCCAATTGATATCTTAGATATATTCGTTAGAGAAACAACAAATAATACAACTGTAGATCTGCCATTAAATAGAATGAGCCGAGCTGAATACAGTCACCTGGCTACTAAATCTACTACCGGAAAGCCAAATCAAGTTTTTGTAGACAAGCAAACCACCCCAACAATCACAGTTTGGCCTGTACCTGATAAATCAAGTATTTACACGGTCCATATGAATGTATTAATTAGAATGGATGATGCTGACGTGGGCGCAAACACATTAGATTTACCGTTTCGGTTTTATCCATGCCTTGCAGCTGGCCTTGCTTATTATATGAGTCTTAAAAAAGCGCCAGAAAAAACTATGTTGTTAAAGCAGCTGTACGAAGAAGAATTTGATCGTGCAAAATCACAAGACGAAGACCGAACAAGCTTTAGAGTAGCTCCAAGGCTTACCGGTTATAACTCGCCTTAGTTATGGCAAGGGCTACTGGAAAAGAAGCTTACGGAATATGTGATATTACAGGATTTCGATACAAGCTTAGAGAAATGAAAAAGACCTGGGATGGTCTTTTAGTTGGTGCAGATCAATGGTCACCAAAACACCCCCAGTTAGATAGAAAAAGTTTTAAACCAGACTCTCAAGCTTTAAAAAATGCTAGACCAGATACCTCCGATGACAATACAAAGTTTTTGGTGTACACAAATGTGCAAGATGGTATACTTGGGGCAGTATTAGAGACATACGAAATTTCTTGTAATGTCGGAGAGGTAACCATACAAATAACATGAGCTTTACATTAGCCACATTAAAAACAGCCGTTCAGGATTATACAGAGTCTTCTGAGACTACTTTTACATCAAACCTGGACACGTTCATAAAACAAGCAGAAGACCGCATATTTGACAACGTGCAGCTTGCTTCACAGCGCAAAAACGTACAAGGAGCTGCTACAGCTTCAAACAGGTTTTTAGCAACGCCCACAGATTTTTACGCTCCATTTAGTGTTGCTGTAATATCTAACAACAAATATCATTATCTTGACTACAAGCACCCTAGCTTTATTAAAGAATTTAGCCCTACAACAACAGTAACGGCTCTTCCTAAATACTACAGCTTGTTAGATGACACGGCTTTCGAATTAAGCCCAATACCAGACCAAAATTATACTGTTGAGATACATTATCTGCACAAGCCGGCAAGTTTAACTTCTGGAGCAGACTCTGGAACATCTATATTATCAACAGATTATCCAGAAGCTCTTTTATACGGCACTTTGGTCGAAGCTGCTATATTTCTAAAAGAAGCACCAGACGTTATAGGTAACGCTGAAAGTAGGTTTAAAGAAGCACTAGCAAGAATGAAAAATTTAAGCGAAGGCAGAAAGCAACGCGACGAATATAGGTACGATTCCCTTCGACAAGGCGTCTCGTAATGGAGACTATAAAATCACTTGAGGGCGCTCATGTCGCTCTTATCGGGCTAGGCACGTCCCAAATTGACTACGTTATTGGAAAAGAAAACTCTGTTGAATGGGATGAAACTTGGGGGTGTGGTAGCGCAGCTGCGGTATTCAATTTAGATCGTCTTTTTATGATGGACCCAGCTAGTCGGTTTTTAGATACTGAGGATGCCGGCAAGCAAACCGAAATAATGCGCAAAATATTGCCAGAACTACAAATTCCAATTTATTCATGTGAGCTAGATGATCGTGTGCCAGGGATTGTTGAGTATCCGGTTGACGAGATAGTAGCAGCTACAAGATGCGCGTATATGAACAACACGGTTGCATACGCAGTAGCTTTTGCCTATTGGAGCAACGTAAAACAAATAGATTTGTTTGGAATAGATTTTAGTTACAAGGGTCACTTACATTTTGCAGAAGCGGGCCGCGCTTGTGTAGAATTTTGGTTATCAAAGTGCATTGAAAAAGGCATAAAAGTAGGGGTAAGCCCTAGGTCAAGTCTATTAGATTCTGACGTACCTATTGAAGAAAGACTTTATGGTTATCATAGACTAGAAGATCCGAAGGTTGCTGTACCTCATGATGACGAATGGTTTGTGTGTAACAAATCAGAAATGGATAAATTAATTGAAGCCGGAAAAACCACAATACAAACAATACCAAGGCCACCAGAGCCATTTAAAGGATGACAGACGCATTTATAAAACTAGGTAAAGTAGGTGTTCATACCACGCAAAATAAAGGGCATGATCCAGAATTTTGGGCTGCGCAAGTAACTAACAAAATTTGTGGTATATCAGAACACGCACCAGAGCACGTTAGACAACAAGCTTTAGCTTTCAAGCAGACAGTGTATGATATAGTGTTAAGAGGGATCCGCAGTGGAATCGCTTCAGATCGAACAACTGTGGTAAACTTATTAAGAGGCCAGGGTCACGGTGACATGGCTGACATTATTAAGGAGTTATAACATGGCAATTACATCTGCTATATGCAACAGCTTCAAGCAACAACTGCTTGTAGAAGGGCATAATCTTACGAACGGTAGTGACAGTATTAAGCTGGCACTTTATACATCTTCAGCAACGCTTGGCGCCGGAACCACAGTTTTTGTGACAACAGGTCAAAGCTCTGGAACAAATTACGCTAGTGGTGGGTCAGCATTAACTAATGTTACGCCGGCATTGGCTGGTAGCGTAGCTGTATGTGATTTCTCAGATCTTACATTCGGAACGGCTACAGTTACTGCTAGAGGTTGTCTTCTATACAACACTACTAATGGTAACAAAGCGATTGCTGCTATTGATTTTGGTGGCGATAAAACGAGTACGGCTGGCGATTTTACAGTGGTATTTCCAAGTGCCTCTAGTAGCGCAGCTATTATTCGATTGGCTTAAACAAGTTAAGGGTGTCTGGTTATGCCGTTAACTGTATTTAATTTTAAGGCTGGTATAAACAAAGAAGAAACCGACTATTCTAATGAAAATGGGTGGGTTGATGGTAACTTTATACGCTTCAGAAAAGGTAGGCCAGAAAAAATTGGAGGTTGGGAAAGGCTAACTTCAAGCACTTTTTTTGGTTCTGCAAGAGCCTTACACTCATGGATATCTTTAGGCGGATCGCGATACCTAGGAATAGGCACAACACAAAAATATTATGTTGAAGAGGGCCAGGCTTATAATGACATAACTCCCATTAGAGCTACTACAACCAATGGTATTACTTTTTCAGCAACAAACGGCTCCTCTACTATCACAGCTACTGACTCTTCACATGGCGCAGTTACAGGCGATTTTTTAACTATTGCCGGTGCCGTTTCTTTAGGTGGATTGGTAACCGCAGCAGTCTTAAATCAAGAATACCAAATCCTTTTAGTCACTGGCGCAAACACTTTCACAATTACAGCCAAAGACACATCTGGCAACATCGTTACAGCAAATTCCTCTGACAATAGTAACGGTGGTTCTGGTGTGGATGGCGTATACCAGATTAATTCGGGCCTTGACGTGTATGTGCCCTCTACTGGTTTTGGTGTAAACGCATGGGGAGCTGGTACATATGGGTCAACCAGCGCGATTACTGCAACAGGACAATTAAGGTTATGGACCCACGATAATTTCGGAGAGAATCTAATCATAAACCCGCGTGGCGGTGGTCTTTATAGATGGGTAGAAAACAATGGTCTGTCCGTTAGAGCTTTAGAGCTTAACGGGATTTCGGGTGCCAACTTAGTCCCAACAGTAGCGTTGCAAGTTATTACTTCAGAAACAGACAGACATTTAATTGTGTTGGGCGCAGACCCTATATCCAGTGGCAGCAGAACTGGGGTAATTGATCCCATGTTGGTTGCATTTTCAGAAACAGAAAATGAATTACAGTTTGAGCCTTTAGCAACTAACAGTGCTGGTTCGGTGCGTTTATCTTCAGGTTCTTTGATCGTGGGAGGCATAAAGTCTAGGCAAGAAACTCTTATATGGACCGACACTTCTTTGTACAGCATGAACTTTATTGGTCCGCCGTTAACTTTTGCATTAAATTTAATAAACGAAGGGGCTGGATTAATAGGACCCAAAGCAGCAGCTAATTCGCCTACTGGCGTTTATTTTATGAGCAAAAATTCTTTTTACTACTACAATGGATCGGTTCAGAAATTACCTTGCTCAGTACAAGATTATGTTTTTAATGATCTAAACTTAGCCCAAGCATTTAAATGTCATACGGCTGTAGATGCAGAATTCTCTGAAGTATGGTTTTTTTATCCTTCTCTAGAAGACGGCACCAATGAGATATCTAGGTACACCATTTACAACTACGAAGAAAAAACCTGGTCTATCGGATCGATGGTTCGTTTTTCATGGCTCGATGCGGGCATAGAAGATAAACCTAGAGCAGCGGGAAGAGTCTCTGGATCTAATTTAATTTACTTACATGAGACAGGTTACAACGACGACCAAAGCAGTATGGATAATGTTTTTATTGAATCTGCTGACATTGACCTAGCAGACGGTGATACTTTTACTTTTATTAAAAAAATTATTCCTGATGTTAAGTTTGACACAACTTTAGGCGTCCAAAACTCTCCGGCAATCAATGCGGTTATAAAGAGAAGAAATTATCCAGGTGAGAGTTTAACCACAGATTCAACAACACAAATTACGCCAACTACTACATTTGGCGGCTTGCGCACTAGAACCAGACAGATGGTTATTCGTTTTGAGTCGGACGACGACAACACGCTAGATGTTAATAAAAAAGACTACAAGTGGAGAATCGGCAACACGAGGCTAGATATACAAGCTTCTGGCCGTAGAGGTTAGTGTCTAAATTACTTCCTACAAGACTCCCGCAAGCTCAAGGTGAGTCGGTTGATTCCAATACTTTTAACCGATTAGTTAGAATTTTGGAAATTAATTTAGGGGCAATAGATCCTGATGCTCCAGGGCAATTCAACGCAACAGATATTTCTGGGTTACAATTTGCTACAGGTGCTATAATATTTAACACAACAGTAGAGGTGCATCAAGCTTTTGATGGTAGTACATTTAGAAACTTATATGAACACCAAACATATCCTGTCGGAGTTGAAGCAATATTTGGGGTGGGAGCGGTTACTATAGAGATAACATAATTATGGAAAACAACGATCTAACAAACGCCTTAATGAAAAGGTACGACGTACAAGAATTTATGGGTGGCGGAGAAGCTACTCACACAATGCCAGATGGCACGGTTATGCCTGGCGCTAATCATGGCGAGTATGAAGCCATGGGTTATCAAGAAGGTGGCGTTCCAAGGATGCCAATGGAAACTGGTGCAGCAATGCAGATGCCAATGGCAGACGGTTAGAGCAAATGATGGGCGCAGAAACCGGCGCAGCAATCGGCGACGCAGAAATGCAGCAAATGATGATGATGGGCCAAGAAACCGGTGCGGTTCCTTTCCCTGAGAATTTAGATCCAACTCAAGAATTAATTATGGCCATAGAAGGCTTGCAGATACAAAAGTCGCAAACTAAAGATCCTAGCGAAATAAAACTTATTGAAAAGATGATAGAAAATATTTCTATATCTGCCAACGCCCCATACACAGACTTAATGCAAGAAATTTCTGGTACTGCCGGTGAAGACGACATGATGGCGCACGTTAGATCTGGTGATCTAAATGTATCTAAAGAAATGATACTGAGAAACCC